CTCATCAATAGCCGTACTTACACTAAAATCATCTGTCTCAATAAAGGTCGTATTATTAGTGTCTTCATACCGCATATACGTCAGGGCTTCGTTGTTCCCTTGGATTCCGATGGTCAAATCGTGATTCTGTATGCGAAGCTCATCATAGCGAAAAGCTATTTCATTAGTCGTTTCATATAATATAGCTTGGAAGGTACTCTTTAACCCATTACTGTATTCAGAAACATTGTCCCACATGATGACAAAATATTGATCTGTATCTGCTGTTTGTCCAAAGGTCTGTATGTAGGGAGATTGATTACCAGATGATCTTCTAATAAAATCACTCCAGGCCGGAAAAACAGAATAGTTAAATGAACTAGCTGGTAATGTTTCCGATCTGTAATTTCTTACCCTTGGTACAGAGAAATTTGACTGGAAAGTAAAGAACCCGTTCATCGATATATTTACTTGAGAGAAGGTCTGATCATAGAAGGTGAAGTCGAAACCGATATTTTTCATCCCAGACATACTATCATCGCCTAGACTTAATCCAGTGCCGGTTCCCGTTATATCAATAACAGGATCAGTACCAATGTTAAATACAGGATCAGTTGCCCATGCAGATGTCGTTAAAAATAATAGTGTGATTAGCCTGAACATATCTTGTGCTTAGGATACTTCTTACAGAAGTCTCCTTTTCTATATGCTTTTATTTCATAACCAGTAAGTTCTTTTTTTACCTCATCCCAGTCTGGTCTGTCTTGTGGGTTTTCTTGCCATGCAATCTTTGCTTCCTCACCTATCTTACCTTTATATGGGCATGGACTTCCCGCTTGCATCATCGATCTCCACACGCGAGCATCCTCACAAAGTAATGCAACAGCTGCGACCTTCATTCCCATGTCGTAGAGTCCCTTGCTGAGTTTCAAGCGTTCGCAGTTTTCGTCTCGTACACTTCTTCCAGTAGATATACCAAAGAACTGTGTTTGGACGGCCGATGAGGCCCCCGAAGTGCATAGGTCTTGGGAATAGGACATTATTGAGGGGGCCACCGCTGATGGGGGAGGCGATTTAACTCTTTGTGTTACTTTTTGTGAGCTTTGACTTGTAGAATTATTAGTGTTCACATTTTGCGAACTATTGGTATTAGTGTTCACATTTTGGTTGTTAGTTGTAACATCAGAAGTTGATGAACTAACATTGTTATTGTTGTTAGTATTTGTCGAAACATTTGTTGAATTATTGGTATTCAAGTTGGTATTTTCTGAAGTTGCGTTGTTAGTTATCAAAGAAGTGTTGTTAACATTTTGCGTCTGATTAATCGTGCTAGTTACAGTCGATGTATTTACATTCGTATTATTTGATGTCGAGGTGTTAGTTTGATTAATTGTCGTATTATTGGTATTCCAATTGGTATTGGTATTGGTGTTTGTTGATTGACTAACATTGGTATTATTATTGTTGTTGGTATTGGTATTGTTAGAAGTAACTGTAGAAGTCGTGGTTGTCGTATTTGTTATGTTTGAATCTTCAGCAAAAGTAATACTAGCAACAACAGCTATAGAAACAAATGCTATAGAAATTTCTTTAAAAAAGCTACGAAAACTCATTTATTAACATCTCAGTCTCTCTCCTATTTTTTGTTATCACGTTCCCGTTGAGCAGCGATTCGTTCCCGTGCGATTTGAGTCCGCTCATCTATAGCTTTTTCTTGAACATCCACTCTGTCCAAAGCTACCTGAGCAGTTGCTTCATCTGAAATAATATCGTGTTGAAGCCTTTGTTGGAACTCCTCTGATTTGCGTTCCATATCTGCTTCTTTTAGATTAATTTCTTGCTGTCGTAAAGCCACTAATGGATCAGGGCCTTCAAGTGGTTCAATTGTTTGCGTAAATAGTTCTGATAAACCAGCAATCTCTTGAGCTGTTTGTTCTTCAATTTGCAGTTTTAATTGCTCTTGAACTTCAGGAGGTATTTGACCTCCGTACTGAGCTTTTAACTGCTCAATTTCAGGTTGCATTTTAGCAAGAACCATATCTTTTGCTTTAAAAGAAATATGTTCATAAATGTGCGCTTGAATATTAGCCACAAGATTTAAGTCAGCATTGAGCGCTGGAGTTCCCATTAATGCTAAATGTGTTTTAATATGAGCATCGTGGTCTTGTTGTGGAAAAGCTTTTAGTGTTCCACCTTTCATAGCTATAGCATTTTCTTGACCAGGATCCATTGGTTGTGGTGGTTTTGGTCTTGGTAATACCTGATCAATGTTTTGAATACCTAAAGCGGAATACATTCTTCGATATGATTCGTATAAACCATTCGGGCCATGAATAGCAGGATTAGATTGCACTAATTGTAACTGTGTTTGTGCCATAGCTATTCGTTGTGCCATAGAAAAAATATTAGGATCACTGATTGGAATAATATCTACTCTTTCGTCAAAATCCGTTTGTTTGATTTCTTGTTGTCCGTTTGCTGTAGCATAAGGGTAAACAGGAGGTAGATATTCATTAAATAATCGAGCAAGTATTTTAAATTCTATTTTTTGAGAATAATGTAATCTTTTATGAATAGCAGACATAACGCGTGTTCCTTTTTCAAGGTTGGCAATCGTTGTGCCAACAGGAGCATTCTTGTCTACTTCCTTGTATGGAAAATCTGCAATAGCGGCAAATCCTTTGCCGTTTTCTTCTAGTGTTTTCAATAATCCATAAAGAGTTTGTGAAGGTTCTTTAAATGGTAAAGGTATTAAAGAATTACTTAAAATTCCACCGGGGGCATCTACATCTCTAAATTCACCTGGTTGTAACGGAACATCATCATCACGAATACGAATACCTCTAGCTTTAAAACCAGCTGGTAAGTTTGCTAATGTACCCGCATCAATAAGCTGTCTTAAAATAGAAGTTGCTGATTGTGACATACCACCGATAATATGTGGAAGACCAAACCCATAAAAACCAAGTCCTGGTAAAAATTTGTAATGTACAAAATATTGGATAGGCTCTCTTCTAGGATCTTGTTCATTGTAATTTCTACGAATAGATAAAACATTTCCGCTATACGCATCAATAGTCACAATATATGGAATTTTAATTCCTGTTTGTTCACCTTCTTCATCAACATCCTCAAAACCCTCTAAATCAAGGAAAGTATGAATTTCATATAATTCAAAAACATCGTCTTCATAATTAATATCTTCAAGGCCGGAAAGTTTGTCTATTTCTTGTGTAACTTCACTTGCGCTAACAGTTCCTGGTTTTAAATCTATATCTTTGTAAAAACCTGACAACTGAAGCTTGCGCAAATCATTGCCACCCATTGTAAATTGTTGAGCTATTCGGCTTGCCGAAATAAGATCAGTTGTATTGTAAGGAACAATTAATTTTTCTGCATGAACGAAACGAGCGCATGGTCTACCCATTGTCGGATCGTAATAAACTTTTTTAAATGCTGAACCACTAAGAGGAAGATAAAATAACATTTGATCTGTTTCAGGATCATATTCTTCCATTTCACAAGTTATCTGATAGTTCATAAACTCTTTTACTCTATCAGCTTGCTCTTCAGTTTCTGCATTTTGTGCGCCTACAATCATTGTTCGCACTGGCCCTCCAGGCGGAAGCAATTCTTTATAAGCCATTGCTTGGAACTTTGTTGCACTTTCTGCTAACATAGGGTGAGTAACACCTGAAGCTCCTTCAAAAGGTTCAGACCTTTCTGTATTGTTAACACCTAATAATTCTAGTCCTCGTCTATAGGCTTGTTCCCATTCTTGACGAGAGCTTTTATCTTCTTCTATGTGAGCAAGTAAATTACTAGATAATGCCCCCAATGCGCTGTCGTCCATATAATCAGCAAGGTTCGCATCAAAAGGAACATTTTGTTTTTCAAGGACACCTTCTTCTAAGGTAAATTCCATAGAGCCGTCTTCAAGCTCTATGCCTTCTCCGTTTTGTATAATTTCTAAAACTTCAGGATTGACTGTCATCCCTTCTAAAGGATTTCCTTCTATAACCAGCTCTTCTTCTTCTGGCCCTCCTTGTCCTAAAGGTAAAATATCATCAGCCATTAATTAATATCCTTTTTTGCTATCAATAAATTTTTAGGTTTTAAAAACCCTTCGGTACTTAGAACAACTACAATAGCTGATAAAGCAGAAGCTCTATACTTTTCATGTTTATCACATTTTAG